TGCTGTGCGCGGCGTTTATCGCATTGCTCGCCAAGACAGCGGTGGTTGCCCAATCGCTGTTTGTGCTGTGCGCGGCGTTTATCGCATTGCTCGCCAAGACAGCAGTGGTTGGGACACCATATAGATATATTACCGAACCATTGTTTGATACACTTAAACCAGATGAGCCTGTAACGTCTAATGTGTTTACAGATCCACCGCCACCAGTAATAGTTACACTTCCATTATTTATGATATAATTGGTTGTATTACCTTGGATAATTCGAAAACTATTATCTCTTAAAAAATCTGTTGAATTCAAACCATCAAGTAAATCTGCATTAAATCCCGTCCACACCGTTGAATTATACGCTGACTGCGTTTTTATATTTAATCGTGGTGTATGAGAACCAGAATAATCTTTTATTACATCGGTCTGTAAAGTTTGACAATACACAGATGTACAAAATAAAAGAAATGATAAAACGAATAAGTTAATTGATTTCATAAAAATTCCTATAGTTAATATGGTTCATATTGTAAAATGATATTGCCATTGACATATATAGCGATTCCGCCTGGTGTAGTAAATTCAATTTTTGTATTAGCATTATATGGAGAGATTAATCCTCGACGGGCTATCATTGCGGAAAATACAGCAGGATTAATATCAATCCAAGATGATCCATCCCATGTTCTTATGTTTGCGGATACAATACTTCCTTGATGAAGATAACCAGGAGAAATCCATATATCCCACGCGGAAGGATTGCTTGGCGGAACAAAAGTATTAAAAACAGAAAAGAATCCATATGCTCCCAGTGCTCTTATCACAGATTCTCTAAATTCAAATATATCACTAGTAATCGAACCGGTGCTGTTTAAATCAACAACAGCCACGGCAATTTGGTCAGGAAATGAAGATGAAATTGGTTGTGCCATATTATATTAATATCCAAGGGGTTTCTGGTTCTACATAAATAGTATATATCATTGAACTAAAACATAAATTAGCATCTTTTACATTTATGATGAATGAATATAATCCTGAACCTGTTGGAACACCACTTATAGATCCAGTATAATTATCTAATATTAATCCAGAAGGTAATGAACCACTTATTATTGAATAAGTGTAGGGAACAGCACCATAACTAGCAGTTATTGATGCGGTGTAATAAACTGAACTTGATGCATCCGTTATAGTATCAGTAAAAACCATAAAATAGCAAAAGTCGCATTGATATATTGAACCAGAAATATAATCGGCATCACCACACAAAAATCCATCTATAATGCCATTAAAATTTAGTAGTGCATATGCCCCAACTATATTTATATGTGCCGATGATGCATGCGTTTGCACATATCTTGTTTTTGTCCCAACAACAAGAGACTCATCACCACCCAAATTTGTTAATACAAATTCTGGAGCGTTTGTTATATATGTATCTGAATTTGGATATATAAAATGATGCATAATAATTAAGGGTTTAACAAATAAACAAACAAAGATGCACTGGGAACATATGGCGGATCTACTATTACCATTCCGTCGCATGAATTGACAACACCAACTATGTTACTTCCCGTTCCAACGGCTGAGCCGGTGATTGTTCCAGTAAATAATTCTACATGAAGATTATAATATATGTCGTCTATGTTTTGCCAATTTACAAAAGAAACATATCTTGATGTAATAAATTCTGGAGCAGACACCGCAAGCAATTCATCTCTTCCGAAGTTTTTTAGATAATATTCGGAAGATTTTTCTATATAGGAATCTTTTTCTGGACATATTTTTTTATGCATTTTTTAGATAGCACTACCTTTTATATCACTTGAAAAATTCTTTATTTCAAATATAGCGGGATCAATTGGCGGATAAATAATCTTATTTTGCGTTGCCGCATTTATATCATATTCAAATATAGAATAATCTCCATTGTCAATCGTCAAATTGTTTATAGTCAAACTTGCAATGGATTGCACTCCTGTATTTTTTGCAATTTCAAGTTCCAACTGACTTACATTGATTGGTTGGCCAATCTGCCAACTGTCAATATTAAAGAAATCCTGTATAGAAGATATACAATTCGTTAAAACTTCTTTCTTATTATAATTTGAATATACAACAATTTTAAAGCTTACCCCAATATTAATCACATACGCATCAATAATATTAATTCGGTCTGATAAAATTCTAAATTTTCCTAAATATGTTCTTAAATTATAAGCCAAAGCATCATTAATTGTAGTTAAATTTTTAGAATCATCATATGCTAAAACATATAAATTTACGCCCAATGGATTTGTTCCTTCCAAATTTGTTTTTCTAAAATTCTTTTCACTTTCATCTACCACAAAATTATTATTTTCATCCAATAAACCTTTTATGAAAGTGGTATTGTTTGTATATAAATTAGTCTCCGAAGAAACATAAACTTTAGCAATTGAACCATATGCAGAAGGCATCCCATATACCGCCGACATATAATCTTCTTTTGTTACCACTCTATTTTGTGTCGCAAAATTAGCCAAGGCATTTTGTTTGATTTTATATACAGATTCTTGTCCTTCACCACCAACGCAAGGCGTGGAATTAGTTACCCGAATACTGCTTTTTATTACATTAATAAGAGAAATCTCCGATGGAAGATAATTTTGTAGTGTTTCAATGCTAATCGAAGATACAGTAGTAACACTATCTACATTTGCATTAGAAGCTATTCCACCACCAACTACATATGTTACAGTCAGTGTAGTATTAATTGGTGAGATTCCATATGCAGACGATTTTACAAATGTCGTAGGATCTAAAGTAAAATTATATTTATTTATGGTTGAAAATCCAACGCCAATCATTTTTGAACTTGGTGTAACCACTTCTTCATCTACTGTATCAAGTGAACTTCCAAATTGTAAAAATGTATTATTATTTTCATCCACGGTCATCGCAAATCTTCGATTGGTTCTTAAAAATTGTATAATCGCTGGTACAGTAGAATTATATTTTGAATACGCTTCGAAATTTATCTGATTATTTTCAACAGGAATCTCAATTAAATCTTGGGCCAAGTAATCAACACGATACCACACATTACTATCAGAATCTCTTACATCCAACACTTGCAATATATTATCACCATTTAATTGTAATTTTAAATCTCCGGTTTGTGAAGAAACATTAAAAGTTTGCGTTACAATTTTTCCAGAATAAATCTGCACAGACTTCTTTAACAAATAAAATTCGGGTTCATCATTGTCATTCTTTGAATATATCTCATCAACTCGGGGACTTGCATCAGTATTAACAAAAAAATCCACCGCTTCTTTTGCTATAAATGACACGCCATTTTGTGATAACACTTGCATTTGTGAGGCTATTTTTAAAGCATAATATGTATCTGGTTCAAATGTTCCATCTGTGTTTCTTTTTGCAGGAACAATTTGATATACATCCAATATTCCTGTAGATGGTTTAGATGGTTTAGGTATATATCCAAGATATCTAGCCAATTGAATTACATTCTTTCTTTCCTCTGCATAATTAATCATTCCCTCTTTAAATTGATAATCTATATAGAAAGATAAGACATCCCCAACATATGAAGCCATATCAATATACATCATACCCGGCGATGAATCATTGAAATCTTTATATGTCTTTGAATAATAATTTTTAGCAAAATCTATAAGATTGGATTTAAATTGGTCAAAATCTTTGCCCAAATACTTTATTATTTTTTGCTGAGGTATAAATGTTTTGTTTAATGTTGTTGACATAAATTATATATTAACATTTTGTATATCGAATGCTATGTTATCCTGTGTTTTTGTCTGATTTACAATATAATCGACAGATATCCCCATTTTATAATTATCATTGGTACCTGTGTTTTGCTTGTTATTAACAGATATATTTTGAACAGTAATTTGAGGAATCCATTGTTGTAACTCCGCCGCGACAATATTTTTAACAATTTCTAATGTGTTAGTATCTATTTGTTCAAACAAAACCTCATAAAGTTTTGTGCCAAATTCTGGCATCATTCTTCTCTCACCACGCCGCGTATTCAAAAAATTAACAAGATTTTGCTTTACCTGAGTGTTTGTATCAAATGATTGAGCAAAATAACCATTACTTCCATTTGTAAATGGTATTAATAATCCAATCGGATTGAATGAAGCAGATGTGTTTGTATTAATGGTCATATATTATCCACGTCTACTCTTAACCTTTTCATCAACAACTTTCAATAATTGTGAATAATCTTTATTAAAAACAGAAGGTAAGGTTTTCTCTATATTTATACCAGATTTATTAACTTCAACTTCTCCATCCATCGCAACCATAGAATCCGTAGGAATTTTAACCGTGGTTTCATTTAATATTTGATTTAAAACAGGATTCTTAGAATACATTCGCAATGGCTTTTTAACCTCTTTCTTCGGTTCAGATTCTACATTAGTTATACTATCTTCATCATTTTCTGACAAAAGGTGTCCCAAATTTTTAGTATTAAAGGATAGGGTTCTTTTGTCTTCACCCTTGAAATATTCATTTAATATTACAGGTATAACTTTTTTTAATTCTGCAGATACTTCTTCTCTGATGATTTTTCGAAAATTATCTATATTCATACCATATAAATAGATGAATTTTAATTAAATAATTACAAGAATATATTATTATACTGGAACCGCAGGGACTGTCAATTTTGGAACAATTGCTTGAGCGCTAATAGCGGGCAAACCAGCACTAACCTTTGCTTCTGCTATCATTGCTGGTATCTTCGATTTTAATGATGTTTTTATCATTTCTCCAAAAGTAGATGGGTCTGGAGATGGCAACGCCAAATTCAAAGAATATGGTTTTGGTGGGCTTATTAATGGAATACCAGGAAATTTAGGTGGATTGGGAAAGCCGGGAGCTTTTGGAAATGGAATGGCTAAACCTGCCGGTATAAAAGGTGGAGGTAATATTGGCTTGGGTATAATCACATTTGATAAATTTATCTTAGGAAATGATGGTGATGAAAATGGATTAGGCGTAGGAATAGTCGGCAATTTTGGCGCGATTATAGTAATCATATTATATTGCTCCGTCAATCATCTTTTCTAATTCTCTTGTTAATTCTGTGTCGGACATTTTGCCAACATTTGAATTTATAAAACTCTTCATAGGAGTAACCATAGTAGCAGTTATAGAATCCACAACACTATTATCACTTAAACCTGCATCCGTTCTCCTAGTTCTACCATGCCAACCTCCAGGAATACCAGCAGGTGATGTCTCCCCCGTAGTATTTTTAATTTGAACACTATCCGTTCCAACACCATTAAATCCAGGAGCATAACCGCCCCCTGTTAAAAATACTCGCCTGCTCAATAAACTATGTAATCTATCTCGAAGTAATATTAATTGTATAGTCATAGGATCAACAGGAAAATCCTTTGGAGCTTTTGTCATTGGCGGAGATGTATGTGGATTGTGAACATGCATATGTTCATGCGTATGCATTAACATCCAATTACATATATCAAATAACCAATCAACCAAACTCTGTCCTAAAACAGCCGGTTCATTTGTATTGTTGTATTCACCCAAATAAATCGCTGGAGAATTTATAACAGTTTTATTATTTGTGTTTAATACAATTTGTTTTTGAGCATCTAAAACATATTCATCATCTGTAACAATCATATATCTCTTCTTTGAAAAATGCATGATTTCATTTGCTTTTGCTGAAAAAACAAGTCGGTCAGAGTTTATTACAATTTGATCTCCTACTAAGGGCGGAAACTTCCATCCAGAGCCTTTTGTAAAAATACTTTTAAGTGTCGTTTGAAAAAATCTTGATTGTGTTAGACCAGATGTTATATGAATAGCTGAACCATCACTATTTATATCCTCTGTAATATACCCGCCCACATTAATTTCACTATTTAATAATTTACTTTTATCTAGAGGATGTTGACGATTTCTAATAAGAATCATCGGGTTGCCTCCGCCCGTGTGCATATTACTAAAGGTGTTTGTTGCTTTGTCATCCTTTCCAGTTTTATAATCAGCATAAGCACCCACATCATTTTTTCTGTTGGAATCATATGCCCCAAATCTTATAGATTGGCCAAAGCGACTTTCTATAATTGTATCACCCTCAAATCTTCTTAGATTTCTAATTCTTCGGTTAAACCAAAAGTAATTTCCTAATATTCCCCGAAAATAAGTGTTTTTATTTTCAGCCGAAAGAGAATCAAATTTTGACTCAGGCCCTTTTAATGGATCAGCTGTCCCGTCTTTTCTAATATTACCTGTATTTTTTTCAATCTGGCCATAAGTCGGTTCAAACCTAAAATCTGCTGAGGTATTAGCTAAATTCTTGTAATTAATTTTGTTTGAATAATAATATCTATCTAAAAATTTTACGACACCCACAATCTCATTTAACAATGGACATGAAGAAAACTCTTTATCCAATGGATATGCATAAATAACATCTTCTTTATCTTGTTTATTTTGTGAAAGGCATAGTCGAATTAGAGCTACACCAACCTCAGAATAACTTTTATCAGTCTTTTTAGCTATTTCATCTTTATAATTCAACGGCCATATATCAGGATTAACAACATTTCCAAGACCCGGACTATTAAAAAGGGGGTGGGTATCATCCAAAATAATATCAAGAACTATACCCGGCTCCCATTGCATCTCCGTTATAGTATTTTGAATATACTTTAAGTCACGCTTTGTGGCTAAAAAATTTTCTTCATCAATATTATAATTAAATAATTGATTTGTTATTAGTGTGCTCATTTATTTTACACGGAGGTTTCTGAAGATTTTTTTGGTGGTAAAATAGTTTCTGCCTCTTTTGCTATATCTGCCATACCGCTAAGAAGTTCTTTCTTTTCATCTTCGGTAATAGTAAATGGATCATTTCCATCAATAGCATCATTGCGGGTTATTATTTTTTGAATTACCGCAGCCAGTTTGACAAGCTGTTCGTCATTCTTTACACCAACATCAAAATATTCCTTTAAAAGAGGAACAATAACCATCGCATCACTAACAGTTT